CTTCGCTGTGGATGTTTTGTGGCACCAGAGCGCCGCCAGAACCGGCTGAGGTTTCGATGGCCATAGCCACTTCATTATCACCAATTTCGCTGCGGGCAAATTTGGCGGCATCGGCCATATCACCTTTAGAGGCGCCAATAGCCATAACGATACGAGCCACTTTGGCGCCCAAGTATTGCTTAGGCTCTTGCTTAACCTGCACCGCCGGCGCACGGTTACCAAAAACTGGCACTTGCTCAGCAGTTAAAGCCGCCATTTGCTCAGCCGATTCCAGCCGGCTTAATTGCTCGCCCAGCTGCTTAAATTCAGCAGACAGGGTGTCGAATTCAGTTAACTGCTCGGCAGATAACTGGCCATCGGTTTGTTCTACAGTTGCCAGCGCCTGGATCTTGGCGTTAATTTCAGCGCGCTTGCGGCGGAGTTCTAAAATTTTAGACATGGTGTTTCACCTTTTTTGGTTACAAAAAAAGCGCCATCAGGCGCTTGAGTTATGCTGCCCCGCCGCGTGGCTAGAGCTGCAGATTAGTGTTAATAGCAGCGGCCTGTGCACGTATGCTGCGGCTACTGGTTTTGGTTACATAGCTTTGGGCGATGCGGTTAATGGCGTCTTGTGCCGGGGCGATTTCATCAATCAACTTTAATTCCAGCGCTTCTTGTGGGCTGAATAGCCGGGCCTGGGTGTCGATAACCGCTTGGGGTTTTAACTTGCGATAGCTGGCCACCGAGTTAACAAACATGTCGTAAGCCTGATCCAGCCGTTTATTAATTTCAGCTACGGCCTGATCGGTAATTTCTTCGTGCGGTGACATATCGTTTTTATGGGCGCCGCGGAAGAAGGTGTTGTACTTAATGCCTACCTCGGCCTCCCACTTGCTGACCTCGTAGGTTTCGATAATTACGCCAATGCTGCCCACACCGGCAGTTGGGCTGGCAATAATGCGGCTACAAGCCGAAGCCAGATAATAACCTGCGCTGTAAGCGGCAAAGTTGACAATGGCGGTAATGGGTTTGATTTTGGTGCAGGCGCGGATAAATTCTGCCAGTTCGTGGCAGCCGATAGCCTGGCCGCCGCCGGTATGGAAGTCGAGCACCACTTCTTTTACCAACTCGTGGTTAATGGCGCCGGTAATTTGGCTGCGCAGCTTTTCGTAAGACAGCAGCTCTTCGCAGGTAGCGGTAATTTGCCCGGCCTTGGCTACCAGAATGCCGTGCACCGGAATAACCGCGATATTGCCGCTGATAACTACGCCGCGTAACTGGCGTTCGCTGTCGCTACCCATGCTTACCGTGTTAGCAAATTCGGCTGCCAGTTCTACATCCGCAACAGCACGGCCCAGCAAGCGAGGCTCTAAAACTGCTTTAACCGCGGTAACCAGTTCTGGGGTGGCATACAGCGGCGCACCGAATACCATAGCCGCAATATGCGGGAAGTTGATCATACGCGACATAGTATTTCCTCGATGTCTTTCATTTGTTGTTCGGTGGCGTTAAGGGCGTTTTTGGTGTTACCAGAATCGACCATATTCAGCGGCGTTAGATAACGATCGCCACCTACAATGGGCGGCATATTTTCCAGTCGGCGTATATCGTTTACTGACAACCAACCCCAGTTGCGGCCAATGGCGTAGGCTTCGTAACGCGACTTTTGATCGCCGCGCAGCAGGCCTGAGATATTAAATTCGATGTAGTATTCGCTGCGCTCATCTGGCAGTAGCAGGTCGCGCATCATCGCGGCTTCGTGCCGCTTTACCCATGGCAACAGGGTGTAGATAACGTACTGCAATCCTTGGTGCTCGATGTTAGAGAATGTCGATTTATCCAGCTGCTGGATCATGTGCGGCGGTATTTTGTAAAGCCGGCAAATCTCTACCACGCCAAAGCCACGGCTTTCGATAAGCTGAGCTTTTTCGTTGTCCATCGACAGCTGCTTGTATTGCATGCCCTCTTGCAGCAGGGCCACACTAAAGGCGTTGCGCAAGCCGCCACCGTGGCGCTCGGTGAACTTGTTTAGCAGGCCGTCGACTTTTGCCTGGTCGGTAATTGGCGGTGCATCGCGCGGCCGTTCGATAACGCCAGACATGGTGGCGCCTCGCTGGAATACTGCCGCCGCGTGCTGCTCAGTAGCGATGCTGAGGCCGATTGTGTCGGCATTGGTTTGCAGCGGAGACAGGCCCACATAGCCATCGAGGCTAAAATACTTGATATGGTGCACCATGTGCATTGGCACGGTTTCGTTGTAATCGAGCAGCCTGTAATACGGCAGGCCATCATTACCCTTTAGCACCTTAACCTTTTTAAAGTTAATCGGGATCAGCTCTTGCGGGTAGCCGTAGCTGTCGCGCTCAATCAGAGCAATATGGTTACCATCAATCCCCAGTGAACCTTGAGCCTGCTCGTAGTATTCGAAGTTGGTATCTTTGCGGTTTGGGGTGCTGTGGATCAGTTTGTATACCGGATGATCCGTGGCTCGTTCGCGGCCGCCATCGGCAGTACGGCGATAAAGTTCGCACGGCAGCTGGGCAATACTTTCGGCCAGCAAGGTTACGCAGGCACGAAACGCAGCAACGCCCATTGCAGATTCTGTATTGACCATTACGCCGGCACTGCTTTGACGGCTGGCCATTGAGCTGATCCAGCTGGTAAAGTTTTGGCGCGCAGTTACGCCTTTATCGGTGCCGAACAGGTTAGGTAAAAACATTAGCTGTCTGCCTTAGTTTGTTTTCGCATGGCTTGCTGTAGCGCAAGTTGCCGGGCATAGACGTAGCTGGCAAACAGGCAAAACAGGCCTATGCAGATATAGCCAGCTGCAGGATGCAGCAACCACACGCCCAGGCTTACAAGGCCAGCGCCTACCAGGCCCAGCACAAACAGAAACAGTTGAATTAACATAGTACGTCCGAGGTGTCGTAAATTGATTGTGGCTGCTCAGTCATGCCGCTTACCACTGCGCGGCCCATTGCCATGAGGCCGGCAATGATGCCGTCTATCTTGTTTTCTTCCCGCTCTTTGCGTGGGTACAGGTTGTCTTTAGCATCGACTTTGGCAACAACGTTACTTGCCATCCATGTGAGTACTGGATCGCCATTGTGCCGGAACCTGCCACTGGTGATGGCCGCTTCCCATTCCCGCATGGCGGGGCTCATGTTTTGTACCGTGTTACGGAATTCGACTACGTTAGCACCGTCGCTCATTAACTGATGCGCAAGTTGTGTGGCTCGCCACGGGTCGTATGGCAATTCGGTTATTTCCAGCAAGCCTGCCAGATCCTTTATATCCTCACGGATCTGGTCGAAGTCGATTTCGTCACCATCCATCAACGTGAGGTGACCAGAGTTAACCCAGGTTTCGTAAGCGGCTCTGTTGTTGCCTGCCCGCTGTAACGCGCCCTCTGGTAGATAGCTGCGGGTGAAATATGTCCACCTGGTGCGGCCGCTCTCAAGCGTGTCTTTAAACAAAAAGCCGAGTGAACAGATATCCGTTTTGCTGGCCAAGTCGACTGATAACCAGCACGACTTACCGTAAAACTGTTCCAGTTGCAGCTGTATATCGCCGCATTTGTGCCAGTCGGCCATGTTCAGCCAAGTGCTTCTGGCCGATACCCACACGTTTAAGTGCTTGGTTAAAAAAGCGTTGGTGCGGCTTGGGTACCGGATCGCGTCACGTTGCTGCTTTAGCAGATAATCGGCGCCTACCGATACCCCAAAATTGGGGTTGGCCTTTTTCAGCACGGCAGGATCCTGCCAGTCGTCGCCAACGTCTATGCCGTAGATGATCCCGAACATTTCTTCGTTCGGCATTACGCCATCCAGCATTTGTTGCACCTGGCGGCGTTTGTCGTAACAAGGGCCAGCCAGATTAAAGCCCGAGGTGGTGATGATAAACATCAACGCCTGCTCGCGGGCGCCCATACCAGTCAGCATAGTTTCATACTGATCCGGAGTGTCGTGCTCGTGGAACTCGTCAATAATTGCACAACTGGGCGAACTACCATCGCCCGGGTTACCAATCAGCGGCTCAAACCGGCTGCCATCAGCTGGGATGCTGATGTTCTTTGCCATGATTTCAATGCCAGCAAAACTGGTTAGCTCTGGCGTTTTCTCCAGCATTAACTTAGCTGGCCGGAAAACCTCCCAGGCTTGCTTCTCTGTGGTAGCACCACAGTAAACCTCGGCGCCAAATTCACCATCGGCGCAAAGCATATACAGGCCAACGCCGGCAGCGATTACCGATTTACCGTTCTTCCGCGGGATCTCACAGTACGCCTCAGTGAAACGGCGGTAACCGGTTTTTTTGTGAACCCAGCCAAAGACGCAGCTGAAGATAAATTTTTGCCAGGGCTCAAGCTTTATACGTTCGCGTTCCCGCGCCCACTTGCCTTTGGTGTGAGGCAGCAGCTGCACAAATTCACATACTTGCTCTGCCGTGTCGCGGCAGAACTTATATTTAAACGCTCTGGTTTCTGATTTCTTAAGATCATCCAGATGCCGTTTACAGGCTTGCTTTACTTCCTTGCAGGCGTCGATCCGGCCAGACACCACATCGCGCGCATACTTGTTTGCTGCGTTGACATTCGGATAACTGGCCATTGAGTAACATCACTATTTCCCGCCCTTCTTTTTCAGCAGTGCTGCAAAGGGGTTTTCTTGTGGATCGTCGCCGCCACCACCCAGCCGGACTCTGCTGGCAGGATCTAACCCCAGCGCCGCGCCGAACGATGAAAGCTGCTTTAACGATTCGTTGATAACTGTTGCGGCCGGGTTCTTTACCGGCCCACCTGTAGCACCGGTAATAACCGGACCAGTAAGTGCGTAATGTTCTTCGGCATCCCGCCACCGGCCATAGGCCGCACAGAATGCTTCGAGGTTGTGCAAATCTGTACCGGTAAGGATCCGGTTTTTGGTTAGCCAGGGAGCTAACTTGCCCCAAGCCATTTTGCCTTCACCCGGGATCCACTCAGGGCATTCCGGGATATGCTGCAGCACTTCGCCCTTCGGCTCGGCCTGGTTAATCGCTCGCTTGCCGGCATTGCCTTGCACCAGCTTTAGCTGAGTGGGCTTTGGCTTGCGACCGCTACGATTGGTACCGGCCATGCGCCCTCCGATTTAATTTTATATTTCGCGGGTGTGAAAATCTGACCAAGGGTGCGGTGTAGGAAGTTGAAAGGTGGTAGGTATTCGATCCCCCCTCCCCCCATTTTCGTCCCCGCTGAGCCCGCCTCAGCCCCGCCCGTGCCCCGCATTGCTTCGCCCCTGCCTCGACTCGGCCCGCGTCTTGTCGTCGTGGTGCGTCTTACAGAGCGCCTGTAGGTTGCTGTCGTCGTCGGTGCCGCCCTGAGCCAGTGGTTTAATATGGTCGACCACTGCAGCCGGTGTGTACCGGCCCTGCCGCAAGCATTCCTGGCACAGGAATTTATCACGCTTCATGATCCGCTCACGAATCGCCTGCCAGGTAGCACCGCGGGTACGCTTCGCTGCATGCTGATTGTTATGCCAGTTAACGGCCAGGTGCTGATGGCTCTCGCAGTAGCCGTGCCGCTCTGTTGTTTTGCCAGGGCACATTGGTGCTCGGCATGGCCGCGGTGGTTTAGCTGACATCAGCGCTTACCCTGGCTCTCTATCAACCTGTCTAACTTCTGGTTAATATCGCGCAGATCCTGCTTTATCTCCTGCCGCAGTTCCTGCAACCGCTTCTGCTCATTGGCCTGCTGCTCTTTCAGATGCACGATGGCTATGCTGTTCTGCTCTACGCGTTTATCAAGAGTAACTGCCCAGCTGAATACAGAGATAGCGATCACCAGCGTGCTGACTAAGTGGCCAACACTAATGGTTTTATCAAGGTGCCAACTGCGCTTATCTGGCCCCCATTGTGTAGGGACTTCAGGCTTCATGTTGCTTTCCACAGATTAACCCTTGCCGCTGATAATCTTTACCAGTTCAGCCTGATCAGCTTTAACCTTAGCTACCAGCACATCATCAACCTGAGTAGCAGTCTTGGCTGCAGCTTTCTCCAGCGCCTCGATAGATGCCTTAACTACCAGCTCTGCTGCATATTTAGTAGCAAAGTGGATGGCAAGACCTTTAAGTACCTTCATAAGAAATGCTGGCATAGTCGCCTCACTTAATAAATTGAAAGGCTGTGATCGCCACATCGACCACGCGGCGCGACCATCCCAAGCCAAATGAACCCCAGTTATTGAGGCCGCTATTAAAAACAATGCGCTCTGCAGCGATATGATTAACCAACGTCCTGGTATCTGCACGATTAGCGGCAGCCAGGGTAACAGGACCAATACTGCCATCAGCAGTTACACGCAACGCCCGTTGCAGCAGTATCGCGGCCCGGCGATTACCAGCATTGACTGCAGCGTCAAACACCATTAGTGCCACAGGGAACGGCATAGCATCTGCTTTAATAGGTAACCAGTAATCGCGATGATAGATGCGCTTAGCATCTTCCAGGGTTGGCCGGCCTTTAGCCCAAACGTCCGGATGCGAACGGCGGCTAATTCCGTAAATAGTTTCTCCGCCCGGGTCGTTAGGATGGTTTACATAGCCACCCTCGTGGTGCAGCACCACTTCTAATGCTTTGGCGAAGTTACTCATGGATTTTTCCCATAAAAAAACCCCGGGCTGAGGTCCGGGGTTCTATGCGCTGTTGGTATTTACAACTTGTGCAAGCTTAGAGAAATATAGCTGTTTCCGAGGGCTAAAAACACGCCAAAAATGGCGGGTTTGAAAATAATTTAAAAATATTTGCTTAAATAACTTGCTTTGTACGCTCAATGAGCGTATATTTAATTCATCGGCAGCGAGCTGATACCGCCGGGGCGGAACCCCGATTCCTGATTGGAGCAACATCATGAACCGTTTAGAAGATTTCTATAAAAAACAAATCGGCTTAATCTTAGATAACGCTGACTTTCAAACTGATGACAAATGGGCTGAAGCTGAAACAATATTTGCAGCCGATCTGACTGGTGGGCAAATCGATAAACCAGAGTGGCTTTGCTTATCTGAGGGCACCGACCATCTAAAAATCTGGGATGAAGAAGAGGGTAGTATTCAGATGGGCTATATCACCGTATCTTACTAATGCCATCCACTATTCATCTAAACGTACCAGCGGAGCTAAAAGGCCGCTGGATACGTGCAAGCCGAGCCGCAGGAATGCGGCTTACTGACTTTATAGTTAATGCTGTGGAGGATTACATGGAGCGTCAATTAGCAAATATAACAATCCCTGATGCAGTCAGCTTTGCTGATTTAAAGCTAGCCAGAGACAGTGATGGCATGGTGTCTTTTGACTGGTCACCAGTAGAAGCAATTTGCAAAGCAAGCAACTTGCCTGTAGAAATTTTAAAAGATGGCCCGGAGGACAACGTAAGCGGGTTAATCATTGCCTGGTACGAAAACAATATTGCCAGTGGCGGACAACGTGATCCGGTTGCTGATGATATTATTGGTGAGGCAATCATAGAGCAGCAGCATGGGCAAAACTATAGCCATCAATCAGGTAAAGCGTAATGCAAAACCCAACCCCAGAACAAGTTAAGGCCGCCAGAACGGCGGCTGGCCATAGCCAAACCCAAGCGGCTGACACTATCTATAAAGGACTGCGAACGTGGCAACAGTGGGAAAAAGGCGAGCGCGCTATGGATCCGGCATTATTTGAGCTGTACTGCCTAAAAACCGGACAGTCTAAACCAAGCATTATTCTGAAAAAAATCGGGTATCCGGATTATAGGGTTGAAACAGGGCTATAAACGCCCTGCCTCGATCTCCCGTACCAGTGTTGATATGTCTGCGCCGTAGTTGATCGCTGGGCCAGTTTCAGCAACGCCATAGAACGGCATCCTGCCCATCGCACCCTCAGGTATCCGCTGCCGCTGATACCGAGGCTTCTTGATCTTCTGGAATCCCTCAGTAAAAAGGATCTTGGCTCGCAGCGCTTCAAAGCTGTAGCCCCGGCCAACACGATTAACCACGCGGATCAGGTTGTTCAATAAGCCACAATCGGCTGTGGCCTGGCTGCTCATCGGCGCGTATTTGCCTGGCTTGTAGGCCTCAACAACGTCTTCGTCGTCAGATTCGAAACTGTCGCCGTTGGCGTCGGAGTCACGCACTTCACCGAACTTCTCAGTAATCGCGGCGCGAGCTTCTTCGATGGTGGCGTACTCACCGTGGGCATACACAGCCCAGTCATTGGTAGTGCCGCACATGCCTTCGGTGCGCTCTTCGTGACTGCTGTTTGTGATTGCTGGGGAGGTGCTTCTGTAGCGGCATCTGACCTGTAGCGAAATCTGTTACGCTATCCCGTGTAGCGGCATCTGACCTGTAGCGCAATCTGTTACGCTATCCCGTGTAGCGGCATCTGACCAAAATCAGTAAACTGATAATATTTGTGCCTGAGCATGCCAAAGCGCGATCCGCTCTGTATTGCTAAGCCTTACTGCCTTTATATAGCGCCGATTAATGACCAGGCGCTGCGGTGTTGGTAGCTGCTCAACACAGCGGTCGATATCTTTAATCCACTCGGGCACGTATACATGATCTGCCTGGTGGCTAAATAAGTGCTTATCCGAGCTGGCCCAGATGCCAGTGCGCATTACCTGGCAGCAGCGTTCGGTAACAGAGGTGCTGGCATAGCCCTGTAGCGACTCGCGCGACGCCCAGAACTTACCCCAGCTTTGCAGTAATTTATCCAGCTCTTTTACGTTCACTCTCATACTCCCTGGCTATCGTTATTGCGTCCAACAATTCGACTTTAAACACGCACTCGCAGATCACAAACACGGTACCGAACTCTGGCTCACTCTGGCGGGCCTCCCAGCGCTGATAAGTACGCAGTGGTATATCCACCATTTCGGCAACCTGCTCCTGAGTAAACCCAATTTGCTCTCGGACCGCCTTTAATATCAAACCGCCGTGCGGGCCATGATCACGCATTATCTGCACCACCCTTTACCAGCTGACCAGTTCTGGTACCGAGGATGAAACCAGCGGTAAAAATAGATGCTGCTGCAAATACCAACGGCACCGGCCCAACCGCTTACCCAAAATGCCACTGCCGGGTTATCAGCTGCAGACACCACTCGAGTAAAGGTAAACTGCGCGCCAGTGATGCCCCAACTAATCACAAAGCACATAGCTACCCGCTGGTCACGCACGAACTGGCTATTCACACCCAGTAAAAACACGTTGGCGGCAGTGGCGATAAACAACCAGACTAGATCCATTTATTTAGGCCTGCCGCTATATCATTAAGCCATTTTGGTGAGTCAAGAGGGCACACAAAAACTTTGCACTGTCCTCCTTTATGCTGATCGGCTTTTAAAACGACAAGCTGATCAACTTGGCTATCATCTAAATACACACCAGCTTTGCCCATTGCATCTAATAAAGACTTAAGGCAGTTATCAATATCGCGCTTTCGCGCATCAGCCGGATGTAAAACAACTCGGACATACAAACGAGCTGCCAACTGTTTATTGGCATTAGCCAAGATCACCGCATTTTTCACAGCCGTTTGAAACCTACGACCAGGCGCGCTAACCATAACCTGAGTTTTATTACCAATGCGTACTGATCGCCAATAACTGTTAACGGATGGTGGATAAGGCAGGGTTAATTCGATCATTTTGCTAGCCCTCAATTAAATATCGAGTACGAAGGGCATTAGCAACTCTGGGATCATCTTGTTGCTCTGCTAACTTGCATGCATGCTCATGTTTACGCTTTTTCCATGCTAAATGTGCATCCATCTCATTTTTAAAGTAACCCAAATGCTCTTCTCTTTTTTTAAACGGATCCCTGCATTGAGAAACAAATTTTTTATTAGACTCACACCAATGAACACCTAGCATGCTAGAACCGCGCGCTGCCTGTCTATCGAGAATAAAACTGTTAACTTGCCTTGTTACAAAAACACAAAAATCTGGAGAATATATGTTATTGCCAGGCACTAATATGTCCTTATCAATGTGATTTCCTTGCCAGTTTTGGGCAGCCATCCATTTTTTAAAATTACTAAAAAATGCCACTCATCAGCTACATAAACATTTTTATAGGCTGGATGTGTCTCTTGCCTTATCGCTGAGTAACAGCGTTGCAGAATACACTTCCACCTTTGGTAAAATGGACACCAAATAGTTTTTCCATTTACTGATGGCTGCACTACATAGTCAGCATCGTTTACTCCGATTCCGTGAACCAATCTCACTCTGAATCCCTCGCACCTTTTATTATGTTTTTTGCTGAAACAAGGAAATGAGCTTTCTTGCTGCTGGTAAGTTTTACGGCATTATCAAGGTGAATTAATGCTTGATTTATTTCCCAATCAAAGCAGGTGGCTACCGGCCGGTTGTCTTTGCACTGCTGCTTTTCTTCACTCATTTCCTGCCCCTTTTTGCTTTTGGCGTGTTCCATATTGAAAAACGCCAAATTTCGCTAAATGCCGCATCAACACTGGCGGCTAGTGTTTTTCGTTATTTTCTACGGCTGCAATCTGGCTCGATTTAAGCCCCTCTTTAATCCAGCAGTGGTACTGCTCTAAAGCCTCACGCTTGAGCTTTAACGAGTCAGCATGGATGTAAACTAAATCCAAGCCCTTCGGTTTATGGTTAAGCAGTCGTTCTGCAACCCAGTAATCGATGCCAATCTCAGCCCATGCACTACGGGCGGCCTTGCGTAAATCGTGGGCACTAAATCTACCTTTTGAAATGGCTCGGATTTGCTTGTCTGCCTCACTGGCCGTAAGTGCATCGTTACCACCAAACAAATAATGGCCGGTTTTATGCTGCTCAAACTCCTGCAACAATTCGTAAGCAAAGTCGGTAATAGGCAGTACATGCACCACTCCTGTTTTCGTGATCTTTTCTGGAATTACAATTTGCCTGGTATCGAAATCGATATAACTCCAACGCAGCTGCCTGGTCTCACCTATGCGGGTACCGAACAGCAACATAAACATGATTAAATTTTTGGCTCTTATGGGTAATGCCATTGCAAGGCTGGCGATACGACCTATGTCCTGGACATGTAATTTGCTGAACTTTGGTGCAATGCGCTTTTGCACATGATCACTAAACTTCATGCCAGCCATAGGGTTAACAGTAATCAGATCAAGCTCTGCAGCACTTGCAAAAATGCGCTTTAGCACTGCGAAATACTGGCGAATAGTGGAAGGCTTTAAAGCCGCATTTTGTAGCGGGATTATCAGCAACTGATCAATAACCGCCTTTTTCAGATTAGATATAACAATGCCGTCAAATCTTGGCAGCAGGTGTAATTTAATCGCACTGGTAACACCTTTACGACGACTCTGGCTTTTAACGGTTTCTTTGCTAACCCGGTCTAAGTACCAGTTCAAAACCTCGTCTACGGTCACAAAGCTGCTAACTTGTAAATCAGCGCCCTTGCCAATACGCTTTAAAACATCCGGCACCATTGATAAGGCATCTTTATACTTCAGAACCGGCCAGTAACCGACACGGTGGCGATATGAACGACCCTTTTCGCGATCCAACACAACCCATGTGGCTTTAGTTCTGCATTTATGAAACCGCAGCTGCAAAGGGCTTTTGTTATCGTTCAGCTCTGCCACATTCAGATCCTGAGCAAACGATTTAATTGAGGATTCGGTTATAGCAGTCCTGATGCTTTTCATTTATCACTCACCATTGCCAGTATGTTTTTTAGTGAGATAGGCGCCTGCTTGCAGCCATTACCAAAATCGCCATTCAAGGGCGGATTAAAGGCATGAATATAGAGTGACTCAACCAAGTCTAAATGAGACTTTTCAACCTCGATGTAAGCGTACGAGTCAAAAGATCTGAAGTTTTCATGTGTGCCAAGGCGGGTTAAAACATCAACCGACTGCCCAACGTAAACAATAGCGCCGCCGGATATCAAGAAGTAAACGCCACATATTTTTCTAAATGGCATAGATGCTTTAATTATTGATTCAGCAGTTAAAAGGTAATCGCCGCTTAAGCTTTTACTGGTAGAATTAAGCGCTTTAATTTGAGATAGCTGAGATAGTTCCTCAGTAAGCGCTAACACTTTTTCGGATAAGGATCCATGCACTTGCTTTGTTGCCAGCCTGTCTGCATCTCTTTTCGCCTTGTTTTCACGCCGTGCAGCAACCGACTTTTCAATTGCAGCTCTCCTTTTTTCTGGCGACATTAGATTCCAAGGGTTAACTTTCACAGCCCTATCTCCATATCCAAATCATTCAGTTCGGCAATGCGCTCATAACCGCTTAGCTTGCAATCGATGTCGATCAGGTAATCAGCCAGCTGGTCAGCCAAGGTAAACGGTGGCTTATCACCATCTGCAGGCATGGGCTGTAGCGCGGCTTTGGCACTGGCTACTTCCTCCAGTGCGGCTTTTATGTGTTTTATAAACTGGTCTTTATTTGCCACTTGGCACCTTAAATTTATGTTTATTGCGATTCAGCGCATCCCGGTGCAGCTGCTGTTGCTCTGGCATCATTTCCCTGAGTCGCTTTTCGATATCTGGTCTGGTTAACTCGCCAGCCCGTAACCGGTGTAACCAGAAACAGGCCAGCGTATCGGCCGATGCCGCGTCTTGCTCGGCGCGGCTGCGGTTGCACAGGTTGAAATCCGTCATGCCACCGCTACTGAGTCAAACGGCTTGCGTTGGCTGTTGCCACGGAATGCCAGCACCTTTCCGCCATCCTCACGCAGCCGGTCTACCACGCGATCGCCAATGGCCTGCTTAACGCCGGTAATATCCAAATTACTGATCAGGATGGTTGGCAGCATGTTCTGGTACCGGCCATCGATAACATCGAAAATAAACAGCTTTTCGGTGTCGCTATCGAACTGCAGGCCTACTTCGTCCAGTACCAGTAAATCGAGCGTGGCATAGTGTTTAATCAGCTTGATCTCGTTGATATCAGAGCCACGGCGCCAAGTGTCTTTCAGTTCGCGGATCAGGTCGATCAGCTTGATGATGCGGCAACGCTTGCCCTTAGCCAGTAAGGTGTTAACCGCAGCACTGGCCAGCATGGTTTTACCGGTACCTACACCGCCACACATCACAATGTTGCCGCGCCCGCCGGTTGCTACTGCACTGGTAAACTCCTGCACCGCTTGCAGGTTCGCAATTTGCTCTTTGCTGCTGGCAAAAAAGTCGTCAAACCGCACATCGATGTTACGTAACGACACGCCGGCATCCAGCCGCTGGCGGCGTAGCAACTCGGCAGCCTGGCGTTTCTGCTCGGCTTGTTCCTCAACGGCCTTGGCCGCGTTCGCCTCGGCAATGCACGTTGGGCATTGGTCGTTAACCAGGTAACGGCCCATCATCTGGGTGTAACGGGTTTCGTAATTACCGTGCTTGGTGCATTGGTTCACTGGTTTTTTGGCTGGTAACTCGTTAATAAAATTCATAAATACCCCGGCTCATAGTTTTGATTTTCAAAGGTGTGTGGCTTGGCAGTTCTCGCACTGGGGGATGCCCTGGAGTTCTGCAGCCAACCGTACTCAAAACCACGCCAGCCGCGGCTCATGCTCTCAGACAGGCAATCGTCTACCGACCAACCAGCCGCTGCAGCCAAGCCAAGCTGTTTAGCCAGGCGATTAATCACGGTTTGGTTTACTGCCGCTTTTTGGCTTTTCCGGTAGGCTAACCAGTCTTTCAAAACCTGAGCAGAAGGGGTTTCAGGCCAGCTACCAAAATCAAAACCTTTTGGCGCGGCAGCGCTAATGTCTTTGGTTAGTTGTTTTTGGTAGGTTGTATTTAAGTTGTCTTTGGTGTGGCCGCAATTGCGGCTTTTAATGGGTGCAATTGCGGCTTCTTGCTGATGCAATTGCGGCTTCTTTGGGGTGCAATTGCGGCTTCTTTCAGTGGGTGCAATTGCGGCCTTTTGCCTGGTATAAGCCTGCTTTTTGGTGCCAGAATTTTGCCATTCACTAATGGTTTTATTAATGGCAACCAGCTTCATAATGCCGGCTTTTTGAATGCTTATAATATTGCGATCAGCCAGTTTTTGCAGGCCAGTTTTAATGGCACTTAAGCCCAAACCGGTTAACTCGGCCAAATAGGTATTGGTTAACCGATCAGCCTTTTTGTTATAGCCATACGTACAGCGCACCACCGCCATTAAAATCTGAAACTGGCTGCCACTGATATCCTGCTGGCATATAGCCTCCAGCAGCTCGTTAGCCAGCTTACAATAGCCGTTTTCTATATCTGCTATCACGGGCGGTGCCTCGTTGCGTTTGGCGTTAAAATCAATTACATTTGTTGCTGTCATTGGCTTAGGTCCTTAAGTTGATGACTGAGCCCGATCTTGTCCATCGGGCTTTTTTATGGGCGAATTGCCCAAATTACTGGCTAACGCGAGGCGCTAACCATGGTTTATAAATACACGTTAAAGCAGCTGGTTCGCAGTGCGTGGCCGCCACCGCAGCATTACCAAAGCAGGCAGCCGGTAGCAGCCGGCCAAACCATTGAGGCCGAAGATGGAAACTACTATTTTGTGGTGTCGGTAAGCTCAGGTAACCCTGAACAGCTAAACGTGGGGCCAGACGGCACCAGCGCCGATGAAGCTGAGCTACTCGCGAAACAACTTGGCCTGATAAAGTGATCATGCTGCATCACCTGTGTTGCGATAGAGGTATGCAGAGATTTGCAAGTAATCCTGCACAAGCTGATCGTGATGACATAGCGCCTTTGCTTGTGCAACAAAATCATCCATAGTGCAGCTAAATGGAACAGCAATGCCAAGCAATGCTTTGGTGGTGGTGCAAACATAAAACCGCACATCTTCTGTTGCGCAGTCATAAATCACTGCGCCAGAGTTGTTAAGCAACTCGCCATGTGGAAAAGCACCTAAAAAGTCGCTGGCTACCACAGTTAAAGGCTTGCCATTATGCTCTTCAAAATGTGCCTTACGGCAAAAGCTATAAATATCCAGCCGCGCTTTCTCTTCATCACGTAAGTGCGAGTAAGCCATTAAAATGGTATCTGCCAGCAAGTTAGCGGCCTCTGCTGCTACTTCATGCCCATTAAATGTTGTTGCGTCCCACATAACCGCCCTGCAGTGGCCATGGCCTGCTAACATTGGTCCTTGGGTAATTACTTGAACCGCAGATTTAAGGCGAACATGAAACGGTGAAATTTCTCTCAACCGCTGTACTGGGTGAGTTACATCAATAGGTAAAGACCAAGACTCACGAAGCTTGCTGCTAAATTCGCTAACAAATGGACTCTTATCAGTGTGTTTATTGCTCATGCTCTTACCTATCTTAGGCTGAACCCTCAAATGGGCGCAGGCCATATTCGGGTTCGTATAATTTCCTGCGCTGCTTTCCTGTTAGTAAACGGCTAACTTATGAATTAACGGCTTGCCACACCGAACTACACGCTGCCAATGGCCTGCTCCGCGCTAAGTTTCATTCAGAGCTGCCACTTAACCCAGTGGCCGGGACACAAAACAACTGCACTACTCTGCGTTTAACTACAACGCATTGCTCTGATCACTGCGCCAGCACCTCGGGTTGGCTGGCATCCTGATTCAATGACCAGAGCAATGATAATTAATGCTCTAACCCTACTTCAGAGTTGGCCAACGTATGTTTGGCTTAATATCGCTTCTTTTAGTGCTCGGCTGTTTTACATTTTGGTTGTACTGTTCAGCAAAGCTTATCCCTTGGTTTGCTCCAAACCTTAAAGCATCAATAAACCCTTTGAAAAAAGGGTTTAATCCCGGATACCACTCGTTTGGTGGAATGGGAATGCGTATTCTTGTAAAAGCAACACCAAGAGCTGCATGGATAGATTGCTCCTGCATCAAAGTGCCAGGAACAGTCAAAACTTCTGTGATTTCAAACGGGCAACCAGTTTGCAGTGCCGCAATTCTTTGTTTGGTTGTTTCCGAAGAGGAAAAACCAACCTTTGAAAACTTTCCATCGAGTATCTGGACCACATATATCATCTTTAACACCTAAGCCTTTCTGGAAACCGGTAGCTCCCGAACCTGCGCCTTTACAACAGCCTTAAGCGCCAGCGCCTCTTTGATGGCTGTGGCAATACGTTGGGTTATTTGCTCATATTCCTGTGGATCGATAATGCCATCCTCACGAGCCTGGCGAATTTCACCCATAACCGCGCCCATTTCCTCACTGGCCCGGCACACCTGGTCGCTAAGCTCCTCATCACAGCAAACTTGATCTGGCATCTTCACCAGAACATAGCCGCGACTGGCAGCCCAGGTTTCGATAATGGCATCGTCATTCGTCAGCTCAGTAATAGCCACAGCCTCGCCCAGGCTTAACTTATGAAACTCCTGATCCGGATTTAACTTATTGCCCAGTACATTCGGGCTCATGCCCAATTTACGCGCGAGATCGCTGGTGTTATGTCGCTTACCCAGCATGTAGGCGGCATCTTGTGGGCACTGTGGAACGCTCTTAGGCTTTAACGTGTTATTGCTCATGGCTCTGTTATCCTGCATTACATAGAACTTCGGCTAACTCAGGGCATAAGTCGGCGGCTTTAAACTTGCCATCGGTTAAACGCTCGGCCCGAAGTGCGGTTTTGGCTGACATACCATGCTTGCCGTTAAGCCAGCCACTTACCGTTGGCTGTTTAACTCCAAGCTTTTCAGCAGCAATGGTCTGATCGCCAAAATGGTCGATAAGATCCTTGAATGTTTTGGTCATGTCGCACCCTTAAATATAAGTATTCCGATAAATTTACCATAGGCAAACCTTTTTGCAAGCTTTATTGGTGAACCTATATAATTCAGGGAGTGAAATTTTATGGTATTGGTAATGAGTGTTGGCAAGCGGGTTCGTGAAGCAAGAAAGCTGGCAGGCCTGTCTCAGCAGGAACTGGCTAAAGCTATTGGTGTAACCCAGCCCACGCTGTCTGAGCTTGAACGCGGACTTTCCACATCCAGTACGCACCTGATATCAATTGCAAAGGTATGCAAGGTAGCGCCTGAATGGCTTCAAACCGGCAATACTCCCGCTACATACAATGAAATATCCGAAGCCAAACAAAGCTATGTTCTGGGTCAGATAGACCCATGGGACAGCAAAACACCACTAACGGACGATGAGGTTGAATTGCCGTTTTACAAGGAAGTTGAGTTAAAGGCCGGTACGGGTTCTGTAGTGGCTAAAGAAGATTCAGGTTTTAAGCTACGCTTTGCTAAATCCACTCTGCGCCGGCATAACGTACAGCCAGAGCTCGCGGCCTGTGTAGTGGTATCCGGAGACAGCATGGAGCCAGTTCTACCCGACCAGGCAACAGTTGGTATTGATACCGGCAATACTCGGATCAAAGACGGCGATATGTTTGCCATCGATCACGGCGGCCTACTTAGAGTAAAAATTTTATATCGCCTGCCAAACGGCGGGATCAGATTGCGCAGCTTTAACCGCGACGAGCACCCAGACGAAGACTTTAACGCCGAAGACGCGGCGCATATCAGAGTTCTTGGCCGGGTGTTTTGGTATTCTGTTTTAAGGTAGGAATAAGAATGGAATTTACCGACGAAGAAGTTTTATTTCCACTAGCTGGTTATTTACTATTGCCAGATAGCATTGAGGGTGCAGTTTACCTTAAAATCTCAACACTTATATCGCCAATGTCAGACAAGCAACAGATACTGCCTTCGGTTGGCTTAAGTGCGGCACAAGCAATTGAGCTGGCAAGTGCGTTAATGTCGGCAGCGGGAAAAGCTAGTAAAAGCGGGAAAATACCACCAAATTTAAAGAATTAGCAGGTAACCTGAACCTTTTGTAAATTTCACTGCGGGAAAAAATACGCCTCTCAACCTGCAAAAGCTTATCGGCCGGTAAAATTAGCTTATAAAATGCTTTTTCAACGTGCTGCGTGGCTAAACCACAGGCAACATCAGTAACTTCATTTCGTTTATCACACATATAAACCCCAATTAACTGCTATGGAATGCCATTACTTTAGCAGCTTTTTTCCTGCCTGAAAAAATAATGTAGGTTTTCCCTGATAAAAATATTGGAATACCTATTGATTATAATTATCGGATTACCTATATTTGTTTCACCAAACGAACGTAGGTGAACCCCATGAAACCACTAACCGACTACATCAACACCACCAAGCGCCAGCCGCTGGACCGGCTAACCGCCATTCTGGCCGGTGTAGTAACCGTACTGTTTGTTGCAGCCATGGTATGGGGGCGCTAATGAACCATCCCGACGCCATTACCGAACTGCAGCGCCTGGCAGAGCAAATCACCGAGCACGACATTGCCATGATGATTAGCCACGGCGGTGCAGCCAGTGTTTACCAGTACCTGCAGCTGTCTTTAGCAGGCCGCATTGACTACCTACAACACCAGCAGGAGGCCACCCGATGATCGCCACCACCCTAACCCAGGCTGCGCAGTTAAAGGCCGCATCAACAGTACCAATGGTTATCCAAAACCACCCGCAGGGCTGGGAGCTGGTAAGCCGGTACAACACGCTAACCGCCCAGCAAAAAGCGGCACTATTGGCGCTGGCCAGTTTAGTTAAAGCGCAGCGCGGTAACCTGCGAATGCATTACGCAGTGGCGCCTATCTACTTTGAACAGTGCGGTGTTGCGGTTAAAGGCAGCGGCCTGGCACTGGCCCGCCAGCTGGTGCAGCTAAAGCTACTGGCCTGCTACGTGGGCAAATTCAGCCTTACCGTTGCCGCGGTAAACCTTATCGAATCAG